GTCAACACTTTTATCTTTTATTTTTATCAATAATAAATTCATTCATAATACTTTCATATTCTTTTTTCTCTTGAAGTCTTTTGTTTATAGCATCTTCTTTCTTGTCTCTCTTATGCTTTATAACAGTAATAAGTACTTCAGTTCCGTCTTCCTTTTCTACCATTACAAACTCTCTATAGTTCTTAAAGAATATGTAACGTTTTCCATTTCCTATATTAACTATACGTTTATTCTTCATGGATTTTAAATCTTTTATTATAGCATTGTACACCTTCTTTTGATTAAAGTTAACACGCTCAGCATATCTTTCCATAGCATGTTGTGTTATTTTGTAGTTCGGTTTATTTATCATTTTTATTCATTCCTTTCGATTGATTATATATAAATTATAACATATCTGAATGGAATGTCAATACTTTATTTTATTTCTTTTGAGTAAAGATCAAATATTTCTTTATTATCCAAACCAACTAACTTTCTATATGCTATCTCTGATAGCAGATAGGAAGAAATGTTTTTCTTTTTATCTGATGTACCTATTCTTACATTGTACTTATCAAAGTAATATTCTCTTTTGCATTTACTATTCAAATCATTTAAGCCAATACCAGTTTTTTCAACTATACTATTAGTAGATATAAATATTTCTTTATCTATTACTCTAAATATAATATTATTACTTACTACTGGTTGTAACCCTTTTTCTTTAGGTCTCCATATATTATTCTCTTTTATATTTTTATCTCTGAATCTACCTAGTATTAATTTAGCAGCCACAGATTTTTTATTTCCTCTATAGTTTTCTAAATATTTCTCAAATCCAAATTGAGATATATACAAATGATTATCAAAGTGTATTACATATGGACTGCCATAGTTCTTTTTGATTTCTCTGAAAGGTTTAACTATCATTTTATCTTTCTTATTTAAGTAATAGTTAATATCTTCTAATTTCAAGTAATATCCTATCTTATCTCCTAGTTTAAACTCTTTAAACTTAACTTCAACTTCTATATTGTTTGTTTGAAAATTCTTTTTACTCATGACTATCATTCTCCTTATTATACTACTTTAAGTTCTGCGGAAGTCTATCGCCTTCCTTAACGTCCAGGCTAAAGCCTGTCCTATTTATTTTTCTTGTTGTCTTGTTATTACTATAAACCAAAGACTATAAGACCGAAGGGCTGAAGAGCTAAGAACAACCACCACTTAAAAAAGGTTATACTTATCCCTACGTACGTACTACTTTATTTTTAAAAACTGTAAACAGGAAATCTGGAAAGTAGCCACAGATTAATTACATTAAAAACACTCTCACTCTTCACAATGCGAATGAGGTTTCACGTCTCCAATCCTTTAAGAGCTATTCTATATAATAGAAGGCAGTTCAAAAAGGAACCCAGCATTTTTATCTTTTATTGTGTAGTATGCTTAAACTAGCACTGACCGTACCCTACCACCATAACAGGATAATGTGATAGACAATTTCAAAATTGCAAAAGGTACAGGTGAGATTTTCTAACATAGGCGTGTCGGCTCCCAAGACCAAATTTTTCTTTTAGTGAGAAAATAGTTTCTATAAAACAACACTTCTATATTTAATTGTTAATACTATTATAACACATATACCCTCTTTTTGTCAAGGGTAAACTTAAAAATATTTTAAAACTTTTACTTATATATCATTATAACATACATTGGGTAGTTTTGTCAAGTATAAATTTAAAAATATTTAAACTTTATCGACTTATATATAAGTGTAACATACTCACTATAGTTTTGTCAAGTAAAAATTTAAAGTTTTTTTAAATACTTCTTTTGCCTACATATACTATTATAACATACATTTTGGCTATTTCTGACCATTTTTAACGATTTAATCATTCTGTAACTAAATTGTAATACTTCTGTAACATTATAAATAAGTCGAATAAGCCTATAAATAGTGTCAAATCAACGTTTATACGATTTTTAAATCTAATTAAAACTCTAAAAAGCATCAAAAAAGTGCTAAAAATTTGATTTGTAAAGTGTTTTTACTTGACACTGTTTAAATATAAAATAAATTTAACTATTTTTCAATTTTTTGTTGACTTTTCCGTCAGTTGTTGCTATATAGTAGTGAAAGGGTTTGTAAGGGAATGCCTCGAAAGAGAGGATAAAAATGTGTGAAAATAAATGCGAAATATGTAATGCGGATATAGTATTGGAATATGACGAAGAAGATAATGTTGTTTATAGATGTTCTTATTGTGGCAACGTTGTTGAAAAAGATGGAGAAATCTATCATGGGTTATAGAATATGTAACGATTGTGGATCTAAGTATAGCGACAGAAAGAAACAATGTGATTGCAAAATAAAAAGCAATAATGAATATAGTAAACAATATTATGAAGATAATAAAGAACTTAAAAAAATGTTGAATAGTAAACGTTGGAAGACAATAAGAAATATGACTATTAAACGTGATGGTGGAATGTGTAATAGATGTTGGGTTCAATTAGGGATAGTGAACACTAGAAATCTACAAGTACACCATATTAAACCAAGAAAAGAATATCCAGAACTAATGTTTGAACCAGATAACTTAATAACAACTTGTAAGACATGTAACTTACAGATGGGAACTTCTGGAATTGATTGGGATATAGAAAAAATAAGTAGCGTAGATTCATTTGATTACAAATTTTAGAAAGGAGGTATATCATGGCAGGAAGACCAGCTAAACCAGCTCACTATCAAGATGCTACAAAAGATAGAAACTACAATACTAGACAAATAGAAAGTATGAAGAAACAAGAGGCTGCCTTAAGAGGAAATACAGACAATGTTATGAAAGTACCTAATCATCTATCAGATTTGGGAAAACACTATTATTCTAGTATTGTTGAAGAGATGAAGCAAAGTGAAGTGTTAGGTAACTTAGATATACCTCTTATTTCTTTAACGGCAGAAACTCTAGCAATAATACGTAACTGTGAAGAGAGAATAAATGATGATGGTTTATTTTACACGGTAACAGACAGGAACGGGGATATTGTCCAAAAACCCCATCCTGCAGTAAACGTTAGAGATAAAAACCTTACTCAAGTAAAATCATTATTAACTCAATTAGGTATGACACCCTCTAGTCGTGCTTCATTGGCAGCAGATAATGTTAAACAAGAGAAAGAAAGTCAAGATCCATTATTGAAAGTCTTGAGAAGTAATAAATAAAGAATGACCACCTTTTTGGTGGTATACATAAATAATTTTGGGAGGAATTATGAGAATGACTAATGAATATTTAAAGAAGAGTGAAGAAAGTATTACATCTTATTGGATTAGACTTTACAAAAACAGACAGGCATATGGACTTACATTTGCTGAATGTGGTGCTTTAATGAATGAAGTAACAGGTACAGATTGGAACGAAGCTAAGTGGAGAAGAGAGATGGAAGGTTACCTTAAAGTAAGTGAGTATCTTTCAGAAGAGAATCCTACAGGAGTAAGTAGTGACGTATTAGAAGAAATTGAATTAGAGAAGATTGAACTACAAAAACAACAGATTCGTATGAGAGACCAAAAGCGAGAGCTTAATGCTATAATTCGTAGACAAGCAAGACTTGAAAGCTTAGAGGATTACTTTAAAGAGGTTACTGAGAATTTTGAAGGTGTTAGTTTACCTAAGACAAAATCTAATGTAAACGATAAAAAAGAAGCTGCTATCGTAATTTCTGACTGGCATATTGGAATGAATTTTGAAGGAAGGTTCAATACTTTTAACCATGAAGTAGAGGAACAAAGAATTGCTAAAGTTAAAGATAAAACATTAGACACAGTTAGAAAAGAAAAAGTTGATACACTACACATTGCTAACTTGGGAGATATGATTTCAGGAGGTATTCACGTTTCAACTCGTGTGCAAGCTGAGGAAGATGTTATTCAACAAGTTATTCGAGCTAGTGAGTATTTAAAACAGTTTATTAAAACGTTTTTAGATGAAGGTATTCAAGTAGAATATTATAACATTATAGGAAACCACGGACGCTACCAAAGTAACAAATCAGAAGTTGCTGGAATTGAAGAAAACTTTGAAAAACTGATTTTAACTATTTTAGATACCGCGTTTTCTAACTACAGTAATTATAATTCTACAGGTTGTAGAGATGGTATTATTGAAGTGGAAATTGTAGGACAGAAAATCATACTCTGCCACGGAGACATGGACAGACATACTAACGCTGCTTTAAGATTACCACAGC